ATTCTCTCGGTCTGCATCGAATCTTTCTACCTTTTGACATATGTCACTTTTCATTATTACACCTAATCGTGTTACTTTTGTAGGTCCTTCTATTCCATTATCTTCATTTTTTTTCTGACTACTTGTACCACCATATTTGATATTGATTTGTGACATTTATATTATATATAAATAATTTAAAAGCTCACAATGGGATTTGAACCCATGACCCTTTGCTTACAAGGCAAATGCTCTACCCCTGAGCTATGCGAGCATACATAAACAATAAAATTACTTTTAAATTGTTTATTGAAACATTATTTATTCCAGAAAATTCTATATAAAAATGACATAACTATATCAAGAACTAATATTAATGACATCATATTTATATTGCCAACTAACAAGAAGTACGCTGCCATAAAATACAATAGTCCATGAACTATTCTTGTTTCATGCCAAAATACCTTTCTTATTTGATATTCATTATTTGATCCTGTAAAATATTTATATAAAAATCCAGACCCAATAAGAAGTAGTACGATTAAACCAATTGTTTTTTTATGATTTATTTTTCTTAAAATTAAAATTAATAAAACTCTGACGAAAATACATACTGTCCATAATGGGTGTATTTTCATTTATAATATAAAATTATAATTATTTAATATGATTTTGGAGAACACGATACGCTATTTGGATTTACGTCACGTGAAAAAAGTCGTGGTCTATTTTGTTTATTTTGTGTAATTACTGGCGAATTGTCAGGTGTTTTTGGTGCTCTTGGTGATTTTTCATAAACTGTCTTTACTGAAGATGATTTTCCATCTTTATTAAGGATAATCTTAAGCATAATATATTATATAATGTAAATTTTTTATTTACTTTAATGAGTAGCTTTAAGTGTTTTTCTTTTGGTCATTGATCTCGTGTTTGGTCTTAATTGAAGTTTAATAATTTTTTCTTTTAATTTTAATTTCATAGTTTTATTTTCTCTTTTAAGATTTCCTATATGATTTATAAGTTTTAAATTATCTTTTTTCAAATCCGTAATCTCTTTATCTTTCTTTTTAATAATATCCTTTAATTTATCCGATTCGTCTCTTTCTTCTTCCAATAAGTTTTCCGTAATTTCTAATTCTTCTCTCAATATATCTACATTGTTTACCATTTTATGATTTGGAAGTAAGGGTACTGGTTGCTTTCCAGTATTATTTATCGCAATATCAAATGAATTAAAAAATGAATTTTCTTCTGCACTCTTCCCCTTTCTTTTGTTTGAATTATCAAGTTTGCTTTTAGGAAGCCATAATAATTCATTATTTTTCATTTTTTGAACAATGTTATCAATAATCATTTTATTTCGTTCGATCTCTTCTTCTGAAGAAATTAAATCATTTATAATTGTTGGTCCTTTTTCATATTGCAATTCATCTACTTTTTGTTGCAACTCGTTGGGTGATTGAATAGATTCGTTATCTATAAATTTCAATAATTTCAAGTATAAAGTATAATTATCAAGAAATTTAGAGAAATTCTCATTATGTGACTTTGTTAAAAAATCAGATACTTCTTTATCGGTTGTAAATGATTTATCATAAATCATATTTACGAATGTAGTTAATGATTTATAGATATGACGTATGTAAGACCGAATAATTGTTCGAAGAATAACGTCAATGGTCTGATACGATTGATAAAAATCTTTTTCATTAGTATATTTTGTTTGAATGTAATCTAATACACTTTCTTGTGTATCCCGCAATGTTCGTTTAGGATTCATAAGAACTAATTCTAATACAAAAAATGACCAGGCTGCACAATAACCACGGTTTTTCTCATGACAAGTTTTATGACTTGCCGATGATTCTATACTTTGAACTCCAGAACTTTTTCCTTCTAATTGAGGACATGTAAGATGAGGTAATATCAGTGTATATGGTTTTCGACCTATACTCGATCCATGTAAATTAAATTGCTCAGCAAAATTTCGAACGGCATTGGTTATTTGTTTAATTTGTGTTTTATTTTTTTTATAATTATTCGATTGAAAGTGTATTCCATGTGGTTCAAAGTACTCAATTAAGCCAAGATTTGGACGAATCAATAATAGGTTTGCATGACCACCTGTTGGTTTTCCTTCATTATTATAAAATCCAACTCTTACATAATATGGATAAACATTCATTGAATCTGATGTTTCATTCCCAATACATTTACTAAACTCTTCTGCCAATCTTTTATTTTTTAATTGATCTTTCAGTATATTTGGATTATACTTTTTTTCATCGTTATAAACATTTATAACTAATCCAAACAACTCAAATGCATACCTAATTGGACTTTTATGCATTCGATTTAAATTCATATTACATGATAAATTATATTTTCGACTCAAGTATTCAAAATATAATATTTGTACCGGAACATATGCAGTCCAATCAAGTGTATGTTTACAATTTCCATCTTCATCAAGCTCATGATCTGATAATTTTTCACTTTCATATAATCGTTCCACTAATTTTTTAGTACCTCTTATACGTGCATGGGTTTGGTTGCCTTCTTTGAATCCAGTATTTTTTACATTCCTTTCTATATCTTTATACAATTGTTCGATAGATTTAAATACATCGTCTTTTTCCGATGATTGTATAAATGGATTATTCATATATCTACGCCGACTTTGACGAGGATGTGTATCCGTTATCATAGTTGACATTATTATATATAAATAACATTATTCTTGACAAACAAACCCCCAGTTATGTCTTACAATATCGTCAATATCATATTTTGCAGACCAATCAGTTAATTGTGTTATTTTAGTATTGTCACATACTACAATAACCTCATCTCCTGCTCTTCTATCTCCGAAACAATAATTTAATTTAACATTGTTCTCTCTTATGAAAGAAGATACAAGTTCCAATACGCTGGTACCTTTTCCAGTTCCAACATTAAATATCCACAAGTTATCCGATGATTTAGTATCAAAATCCAATACATCTATATGTGCACGAGCTAAATCAGATACATGAATAAAATCACGGATACATGTTCCGTCATAAGTTTCATAATCATTTCCAAATATAGTTAGTTTTTCATATCTTTCATGAGTAAACTTTTTTGAAATTTTGTTATTGTTATCTGCAACTCTACAGATATATGGCATAATATTATTTGGAATACCTTTTGGATTTTCGCCCAATATACCTGATGGATGACAACCAACCGGATTAAAGTATCTTAAAATTACACAATTCAAATCCGGTCGTGTTTTATAAAAATCTTTCAAAATTATTTCTTGAATATATTTTGTTTTTCCATATGGATTGTTAATATTTTCACCTGTTTTATCGTCTTCTGTTAGGATATGATCATGTCTTACAGAACCATATACCGTAGCGGAGGACGAAAATATGAAATCTTTAATATCATATTGTTTAACTTTGGAGAGCAATATGGTTAAAAGAGACAAATTATGATGGTAATATTCGATCGGCATTTCGATTGATTCAGATACAGCTTTTTTTCCAGCACAATGAATGATTGCATCAAATTTATTTTGTTTAAAATATTCAGTTGTTGTACCAACTTTTAAAATATCAAAGATACAAACATCTATTCTTTTTTCTGGATTATGTTGTATTGTTGAATCAATAATATTATTGATTACTGTTTTATTGCTATTTTCCAGGTTATCCACAATAAAAATATTATATATATATTTTCCATCACTATCCTTACGGGTCAACAACTCGACAACAATATGAGATCCTATATAACCAAGGCCTCCTGTGATTAGAATATTTTTCATTTATAAGTATGTTTTATTATTTTTAATTAATTTTATCGGATAACATGTGGACAGAATTTTCAATACTATTTTGGTATTCTGACTCACTGTCATATTCTTCGTCCTCGTCATAATCAGAATCTTCATCACACATTGTTTCCATCAACATACCTCGATTATTATATAATACAAGTTTCATCTCATCCTGAATATCTTTTTTTATTTCTTTATTTTCGATATTTTTCTCCATTCTATCAAAACATTGTTTTAATGCTTCGTATTGATTGTTTGCATCAAGCCATTCAGAAATTTGTGCACATTTTACATCCATCATTTTATCAATTTCATAATTACGGTTACATAATTTCCAGGTACCATCTTTATACATCATAATAAACTTATCTTTCATATTTGAAATATAAACATTCATATTTTCTGGTTTATTTGGATTAAAATGTATCTTTTCAATCATTTTCGGTATACAATGATTGACTTGTTTTATCATATTTTGATAATCTTGTTTCGTTAAATGAGACAAATCAGTATCTTTATAATTATTCAAAATAATATTGTGATTATTGTTAATAATTCCATTATTATTTGTGGTGTTATTAATTTGAAGTTTATTGCTTAATTTACTTAATCGCTTTTGTAACTGCTCTATTTGTTTGTCTCTTTTTGACATTTCATGATTCATTGTTTTCTGAAGTTGTTCATTCTTTTCATTCAACAATCGAACAAACTCTTTTAAATCTTCGTCATCGTTCTTTTTACAATAATATTTTATGTGTCTACTCAAACCTGATCGATGTTTGAATGATTTATGACAATATTTACACGTATTATCGTGTGATTTATTTTGAATATTCGAATGGTAATTTTTGTTAACAGTGTGGTAATTATTGATAATTTTTTGGTAATTTTGTGATAACATCATATGTCTCTTTGAATTCAAATGGCGAGAATAATTCGCTTTAAGATTAGAAACATATCCACAGCATACACAGTGATATGTTTTAGGCATTCTTATAATAATATAACAATATACAATATTTTTATATCGATTTTATCGAAAAAATGAATAATTATTCGAATAATTACCGAATAAATCGAATAATTATTCTATAAAAAGCGAATATTCATATACTTCACATACAATATGCTAACAAATTAATATTCGTTTTGTAATTATTTCACATGTTAATATTCATTTTATTCACAGAAAATTACCACAAAAATAAAAAAAAACTGCAAGAGAGAGAGACACAGAATCCAAAACTATATTTGAAAAGGAAAAAATATTATAATTAGTAATTCCTAAAAATCGGACATTTGTGGATATTATATTTTTGTTACCATATATGAATCAATGTTTTGATTTAAAGTTTATACAAATAATTATTTCTAGATAATGTTATCGTTTATTGATATCTCTTGGGTTTTTATTTTTATTTCTCAGATGAAGAATTTTATATATGGTATGAGAACTATATTATTTTGGTCACTTACGTTGTGTGGTTATAAACGTTATTATATTAGAAGCAAAGATACTAAGAATCTTATCTTGAAAAATATACGAAAGCAATACAAATTGTTTTGTAATAAACTTGATGAAAATGGTGAGCCAGTTGGTATGTGTTTTCACATAAGCTTTTTTCCAAAATTTATGATTAATTACGAAGATTATGATGGTTACTATATTTTTTGTAGTTCGTCCTTTTTTGATAATGTTATACAAATTGATTACGAGAAGACTGAAATTAAATTAGATAAAAATTATATACCAGAAGGAGATCCAGAAGAAAATGAAAACGAAGACGAAGTCAAGTCAATAACAGACAGCATGCGATATATTGTTAAACGTGGCGACTATGGTTATTTTCAATATAATACCCGAAAAATCAATCTATTACAAAGTAAAAACAATTGTGAATTACGATTTTTTGCATATCAAGAAAAGTTATTTCAAAATATTATGAATTTTTACAAAACAAATAATTACTGTAAAGTATTTCTCAGCGGTGAACCA